AGCACCGTTTACTTTTAAAACCTGTCCTGCAGAACCTATAGATAAAGAAACCCCTAAACCACCATGTGTTAAAGGTATAAATTCACCTGATTGATATTCTGCTAATCCAGTTACGTTTGATCCCGAGAGGGTGGCTCTTACTGGTGTTTTAGAACTCATTTATTATATCTCCGAAATCTCAGGCATATGTCCTGGTCTTATTGTTGTTACTGCTGTACCACTTGCATTTGTAAATGGAAGATAATATGATTGACTTACAACGTGATCTAAAAAACCATTAATCTTTGTTAAATCTTTGTTGTTCACTAATGAAATTGTTGTAGCGGAAGCGTCTGCTTTTGTAAAAGGAATTGTTTTACCAACGTTATGTTGATATTCATTTACCCAAGCACTACCATTGTAGATAAGATATTGTGAAGCAGCCGAGTTAGAAACTGTTACATCTGATAAAGCTGTTAATGTACCTGAAGCAGCACCACCTATTTCTTTAATAGTACCACTATCATTAATATAAAATTTCTGTGCCGAAGTATCAATCGCTACTTCACGTGCCGTAATGTCACTTGTAGTAGGTGCACCTGTTCCTGTTTTTAACTTAATAACTGTCGCCATTATATCTCTCTATTATATAACGATTAGTAAGTTCCGCCGTCAATATCGCCGTATGTTACGTTACTACCGTTTGATTGTAAAATTTTACCACTTGCACCTAATGCTAATTTAGCAAGAGTGTTTGCCCCACTTGCATATAAAACATCACCAGTAGTGTAAGATGATTGTCCTGTACCACCATATACTTCATCAATTACTGTACCTTGCCAAGTACCAGTTGCAATTGTTCCTAAAGTAGTGATTGATGTTTGACCAGGATAAGTTGTTTTAATTTGTAATTCGTCACTTGATACTTCAATTGTAGAGTCATCTACAGCAACGTTTAATGTATTACCTGATTTAGTTAAAGCAGAACCAGCACTTATCTGACCAGCACCAGAGAATTGTTCAACCGTTATGTTAGTTGTTCCTAATGTTGGAGTACCATTGTGAGTAAATACGTAACCATTGTCAGCATTTGCAGTACCAGCTTCTACGAATACGAAAGCACCACCAGTTATTTCAGAAGCTGCGTCAGCGTCTGGTGTTCTTGTTAATACGTATGCAGCCGATCCAGAACCAACCGTTGTTACTTTATATAAACCATTTTGAGTTGCAGTTGTCTGATCTTTTAATAAGATTCTATCATCTGCTGAAGGTGTTGCACCGTCTATAGATAATGCACCATTTGATCCTGCAGTAATTGTACCAGCACCGTTATTGTATGTACCAGCAACGTTTGCTGTTGAAGCATACTTAGCAGAAGCCTTAACATCTAAACCATTTGCAACACTATCAACATATGCTTTCGTAGCAGCGTCTTGTGCTGAAGATGGATCAGTTACGTTTACTATTCTACTTGAATTAACGTCAACAGTACCAGAACCTTTAGCGTCAAGTATTAAGTTAACGTTTGTATCGTCACCTTGAGAACCTATTTTAACACCATCACCTGTAGCAGAGTTTGTAATTTCTACAAAGTTTACAGCGTTTGCAGTCTGTTGAAATTTAATCTGTTCATTACCAGCTGCGTCAGTAATTGCACCATCGTCAGCAAATTTAGGTGTTGTTAATGTAGGACTTGTTAGTGTTTTATTTGTAAGTGTTTCTGTTCCTGTTTTTGTAACAACAGTAGAGTCTATTGCAACTGTTAAAGTGTTACCAGAACCAGATGTATCAATACCAGTTCCTCCAGCAATTGTCATTGTTTCAGAATCTAAATCAATGTTTAATGCACCACCAGAGTCACCTTGGAAATCTAAATCTTGTGCCGTTACTTGTGAGTCAACATATGCTTTGATTGATTGTTGAGTTGCAAGTGCTGTGGCACTATTACTTGACATATTGTCTTCATCAGCAATAGCAGTAATACCATCAAGTAAATTTAATTCAGTTGATGTTGCAGTTAAGGCAACGTTTTCGTTAAATTTAGGAGATGTTAAAGTTTTGTTTGTAAATGTTTGTGTACCTGCCAACGTAGCAACAGTTGCGTCTATAGCAAATGAAACTTGGTTGTTAGATACTGTTGAATCGATACCAGTACCACCAGCAAGTGTTAAAGTTTCGCCAGTATTAAATGTATCATCTGAACCACTATCAGCAGCAATTGTAAATTGACTTGACGCTGGGGCAGCAAATGATAGGTTACCAGAACCATCTGTTTTTAAGATATGATCTGCTGAACCATCTGCACTCGGTAAGGTAAACGTAACACTACTTGCAACACTATTGGGAGATTTTAATGCTACAAAATGTGCACCGTTATTGGTACCTTCGTTGAATTTTATTGTACCACCAACTGTAGCAGAATTACCTATTAGTAATTCGTCTATTCTCTTACTAGAATCTACTATTAAAGCAGATGAAGCTGTTAGTGTACCATGTGCGTGATCTAATAAAAGTTTGTAATATTGACCACCAATTTCTATTGCGGCGTTTGATGTTGATGTATGATCTCCAATGAATAATCGTAGACCATTACCACCAGCGCCTGTACTGGCTGATGATGTATCGTAAACGTAAGCAAGTTCCCCTTGCTCCAGACCTGACGGTGCCGATGAACCCGTGGTTCGTTTAATCTTTATAATTGTTGCCATTTAATTCTCCCTATTAAAATGTGCCACCGTTTAATATTAAATTACCACTTTCAGTTTTTATTTCAGTTCTCGTTACAAATTTTTTACTAGTATCATCATATTGAATCATTGCACCATCGTCTAGCGTAGCCGCATTTACGTCAGTTAATCCAGTAAGTTTATTAACGTTACTTTGTAATTGACTGACCGATGGTGAAGTTACAGAAACGTTTTTCGGTCCTGTAGTATTATTATTAATTGTAGCAGTTGTATTAGTACCTGTACTATACGTTGCAGTAATATTGTTTGACATTTTTACCTGTTAATACTGTGTTGTTATAACAATATTTATAATAATTAAGGTATCTAAATCAATTACAATTATGTATTATCTACTACTTTTTTTCTTTTTCAGCGTCTGTTTTAGGTTCTGGTTTTTTAATTTCAATACCTAATTCGTTTGCGATAGCGTTATCATAGTGAGCTTGTAAAATTGCAATCTTTTCTAACTCTAAAGATAATTTAATTTTAGTTGCTTGTAAATCTTGTCTTACTATGATAGAATTGTACGTTTTAGTTGACAATTCACTTCTTTTATAGTCTTTACCGTCTATAGTAAAAGTTGGTTCTGTCGCAGGTGCTGTAGTTGAGTTGATATTTTCACTACTCATGTTGTATTTCTCCTTGTTATTATACGTTAGGTCTAACTGTTATTAGACCTTCAATTATTCTTGTTACTGTACCTGAAGAATCTGTTATGTCTAAATCATAAACATATCTTGCAGGAGCTTCTAAAGCAGCAGTTTGTGTTGCAGTTAGTGACATAGTGACATCTCCCGATGTTCTATCACTTGCAAAAGCTATAGTCAAATCTGTTCGTGTTCTTGTGGAACTGTATCCCAAAGCCATCTTTGCAGTTGCTGTATATCCAGTTAAATCTAGCGCTGTTCCTGCGTTATCTTTGACTGTTACAGTTGAACTGAATGTGGTTCCTTGATCTATATTGTAATTAGCTGTTGCTGCCATAGTATTATTTATACGTATAAATAATAGCATTATTCTAAAGAAGGTAAAAAAATGACTATTGACACACAATGGAGATATAGAAATACTGCTGTTCCTACACAGACTTTTGAAACTCCATCTGATTTTTTTGACAATCTTTACACTGGCGCCATAGACGCTGAAGATGTAAAAAAACATAAAGATAATAATCTGAAAAATGTAGAGGCATTTGATTCATATCTACTTGCAGATAAAAGAACCGTTATTACATGTAGAAGATTTAAAAGTTTAGACGATTATAATGAATGGAAAAGAGTTAGATCGTTACTACCAAAAGTAGATTTTCATGTGTTAGAAGAAGAAGGTGAGTTTATAAATGTTCAACCAGGTACTAATGTTGTAACAATACCTCCAATAGATACAGAATTGTGGGAACAAGAACATAAGGATGAGGAGTTTAACTAATGACAAAAGTTATAAAAAAATGGCAACTTAAAAACGCAGACGAAACTAAAACATTTGGATCAGTTGAGGAGTTTTTCAATCATTCATCTTCAGTAGATGTTGATACAAACCTTTTAGACAAACATATTGAAAATGACGATTCATTCTGTACTGGCAAACTTGGATTTTTACATGATGACAAAAAACATGTTATCATAGTAAGAGAATTTGGTAGTGCTGATATGTACGATCAATGGGACGCTAAAAGAAAAGAATTAGGTGATATTGATGATTTAATTGAAGAAGTTGAAATGCCAGTTAAAGTTAATGAAGCATACGACTTTGATGTAGAAGTTGACGGAGAATAATTTTATTCTATATATTATGAATGAATGTAATTATATTATCACATAAAAGAAGTCTTAACAAGTCCGAAGGACTTATTACAGCGAATTTAAATAACCACATCACATTGGTTTGTGATGTGGTGCCTAACAAGTCAGGCGATCGCTATAAACCTTTCATAGAACACATAGACGATTTAATTGTATCAAAAAAATTTGATATAATAGAGATTACACAAAAAGTTTTATCTTGTGATAAAGTATATTGTGTATCAGAAAATTTATTTCCTATACAAGCACAATTAGAAAGTTACTACGGCATACAGAATATATCTGCCTTTGCAGCTGAAGTCTTTGCAAATAAACAAAAGATGGATGATTTCTGTAGATCAATAGGTCTAGGTCATAACGTACCTAAAAGTATTACACCAACGTTTCATAGTCAGTTAGATATATTTGATGGTGATGAGTTTTTTACAAAGCCTGATATAGGTACAGGTAGTAATTCTTTCTATCCTAAATCTGAACAAAATGTACCTACTATAGAATATAGAAGATGGAATAACAAACATCATTTTTTAGATCATCTTACTAAACTAGAACATAATAATAAATTTTTTGACATAAACAAAAAAGGTATACAGAATGAAAACTTTAACAATGTACCTTGTAAGATTATGGCACAAGAGTATTACTGGTCTGAACAACCATCTATATCGCCATACGGTTATGTTAAGAACGGTAAAGTAGATTGTTTATTCTACGTTAGAAACGCAAAAGTTAAATACGGTGATATATTAGACTTCAATAAAAATCCTATAGATCAACACTCAATCAGTAAGAAAAGTGATATTGCAAAAGATATGGCAGTATGGTCTATACCTGTGAGTCAAGTAGATGAAGAACAACATAAAATTATGTGTGGTTTTATACAGACTATAGTTGACAAATTAAAAATAAGAGAAATGTACTTTGCAGGTCCTGACTTTCATATATCAGGTAAAAAATTAATTGCAATAGATTTTAATACACGTATAGGTCAGTTTATTAATATATTAGATAAGTTACCTGGCAATAATATATTCAACAATATAGGCAACGAAAAAGAACCAGAAATAACAAATCATTTACTTTGGGGTTGTACACAATTAAAACCTGGCGTAGTAAAAGATATAAAAAATATAGAAGTAGTTGAAAAATATTTAAATTATTTAAATGATAAGATTAAAATAGGTATGAAGATACCCGAATTTCAAAATCTACAAAATAAGAAGTTTAGTGTGAATTTAAATATTACTGGAAGAGATCAGCAAGAGCTGTTTGACAACTATAAGGATGCCAACCAGCTCTTACATAATTGTATTACTTACTAAAGTTAGCAACAGCTTCTTCAAACATATCTATTGTTTGATTAGTACCATTCCCAACATAAGTAACTGAGCCTTTGAATTTATCATTCCACTCGGCAGTAGTAGAGAGGTTTGTTACCGTAGAACGTAATTCTTCAGTTAAGGCGTAGTTAGCATTAATGGTGATGATTGCGTCAACAAATCTAAAACCTAATTCACCTTTTTCTGAAAAGGCAATACATTTAGATCCATCTTCCTCTAATGCGGCTTGACGTGAAGTAATTGTAAAGACAGTATCAGCGTCTTTGCCGATATAACCTTTAGTAGTACTTCCGCTGCCAGAATAAGGTACAACTACAAAATTTACATTATATTTTGCACCTAAATTTGTAAGAAATTTTGCAACTGGTTCTGATCCCCATGTTGCAATCTTAACAGTTTGACCATTCATATCTTCTAATGAGTTAAATTGTCTGCTACACATAAGTGTTTCATATGTCATTAAAGCTACAATATTCTCTTTTGAGATAGTTGGACTTTTCATACTATTATCACCTGGCCATTCACTAGACCAAATAGTTAAAATTGATTCAGTACTTTCATCAGCACCTTCAATATAAGAATATGCAGTTACTGGATTATCCGCTTGAACAAAGTCAGCGTCAAGTCCTGAGTCGTTGATTGTTGAAAGTATTTGTCTAAACACACCTTCTTTTGAACCTGGGTTCACTATTTGTACTTCAGCGTACAAAGAAGTTGCGAAAAACATACTCATTATTATTAACATTATTTTTTTCATTTTATCTCCTATAAGATTATTAATGTTCTAATTAAATTTTCATAAAATAGATCGCTTAGAAAATATCCGTAAATAACAGGACTTGTGTCCCAGCGTCTAATTAAGAAACCGATTATAGACAAAACAAATATACAGATAATCATCCATTCACGTATGGAGAATATTGATATACTTGCAATGCTAATTATTGAGAGAAGTAAGACGTTTGCGATAGTCCTATAACTTTTATAGTAATATGCAATCTTACCTAACAGATTGAAACCGTACCAGCTTAACCATAGACAGAAAGCAGTCACAAAGGGTATAACGTAGATTATATCTTTTAGATTGTTTAATGTGTTTTCTGCGTTAAATACGAATCCATCTTCTAACATAATATAATAAATCAAAACTTCACTACCCGTAATTGGTATCGCTAGTATAAGCAAAGGCAATAGTGATGATAAGGCGCCACTATTATTTGCTGCCTCTGCGGCTGCTATGCTTTTTAGTACAGGTTGTCTAAAAAAACTTTTGACTATATTTGCACTTGCATAACTGCCAAGAATATTTGTTACGCCAGGTATAAGACCACACCAAAATCCCACAAAACTTCCTAGTAGTGAAGGTGTTGTAGTTCCTTTACCTATTGTAAAGTTATTTATACGTTTAGGAACTTCAACTTTTAAACTTTTATATTTTGTTAATTCTGGCACAATATATAATCCTATCATAACACTTGCAAAGGGTATACCTATTGCAAGATACGAGTTACCAAATGTAAGAAAACTATCAAACGTTATTGGGTCTACACCTATCTTGGCAATAATACCACCAAGTATGAATAACATAATTGTAATATATTTTTTTTGTTTTGTCAATAGTGTAATTAATAAAATTGCAGCTGCAACTATGAATGTCTGTAATACACTATTATAAAATCTAAAAACTTCAATGATATAAGGTAGTACTAGTATGAATATTGATGTTGCAAATATAACACCTATCGTACTACTTACAGCGTTTGACGCTACAGCAAGATTACCAAAACCTTTTAAGAATAATCTATGCCCATTTCTTGCAGTCATTATACCCGTGGCGTCACCAGGTATACCATACAATATTCCAGTAACACTATTCGTATATTGTGTGGCGATAAGAATAGTCACGTAATACATCATTACATTTACAGGTTCTATATTAGTTAAAAACGGATATAGTGTTGCAGTCGCAACAAATGGTCCTGCACCTGGTATTAAACCAAATATAACACCACTTAAAGTACCTATTACAGCCCAAAATATTGTATCAATCATTAAAAGTATTTTCTAAAGCCTAGATTAAAAGTTCTATCGTATTGATTGTAACCATCAGGTCTTTCGTAAGACTTATCAAAGACGTTGTTTATACTCCAAAAGAAAGTAGTATTGTCAACATCAATGTTATAACCTATATCAAATGTTTCAACAGCAGGCATATCTTTTCTTGCATATGTTGAAGCGTCAATATCTTTGTGTTTGCCAAAGTAATTAAAGTCAACATAGAAGTTATCATAATATACTGTTGATGTATTCTGCCAGTTAGGTCTTCTTAACATGTCTTTATTGTCACCATCTTTTGATACTGTATAAGATAAACTATTATTCAATTGTATCTTACCATATGTAAATGTATTGTTTAATTCTACACCGTGTTGTTTACTTTGTTTAGTGTCATTAACATAAGTGTTTGTATCATACTTTAAAAGATTATCTATTTCTGACTCAAAGTAAACAAACTTATGACCATCTGATTTATAACCTATTTCCCATGTCTTTGATTTTTCAGGTATTAAATTACTGTTACCTAGAAATCCATAATTGTTTTTACCATACATCTCGTAAACTGTAGGTGCTTTGTAACCTGTAGAATAACTTAAATGTACACCATTTTTTTCTACAGCAATTCTGCCTGTAGTTTGATTGTCAAATGTATTAGGTGTATCTAATCTAACACCACTATGTAAAAAGACACCACTATCAAGTTGTTTATCTAAATTTACATAGTAACCATGATTATGTCTTTCTTTATCTACGTTTGAATCATAACCTGCAATGTTAGTATCAAAATCTACTTCTTGTAGATTGTGTTCAAAACCTGTAGTTAAAGATAATGTTTCTTCTGGATGAAATGTATGACTAGCGATAAATGTTTCTTGGTCTGAATTGTAAATATCTTTTGTGCCTTTATCGTCATATGTTCTTTTGTGTTTTGATTTCTGAAAAGAAAACTCGGTATCTTTACTTTGTAAAGAAATATATTGATTGTTGAATTGCCATTTAGATGTATAATCAGTATAGTCTGTAGATTTATCTAAATCAGATTTGTTTACAGTTTGAATTATATTTGACTTTAACATCCATTTGCCTAAAAACTTCTCTACTTGAAAGATATAGTTTCTGTCAGCGATACCATCTTTTTCTGTACCATCTACTACAGATATACCATCAGCAGTTTCGTTCTCTATTCTAAAGTCTATGATAAAACCTTTTGAGTAATCTGCTTTACCAAGTTTTATTATTTGTGTTTTCTGACCAAAACTACCACCAGATAACTCAATATAATTTAGACCATTTGCCTGTGTAACCATGTTGATAACACCACCTATTGCATTAGGTCCATAGATACTACCCATAGGTCCTTTAATTACTTCAACTCTATCTACACCAAGAAAACTATGTGCAAATAAGTCTTCAGTACCATTCGGTGTTGAGTTATCTTGTATAGCAATACCATTAAGTGTAATAAGAGTATGGTTTGAATTTGTACCTCTCATAAAAGTAGAAGTTAACTGACCATCAGGACCAGATTGTACAACGTTCAAAGAAGATACTTTTTGTAATTCGTCTTTGTCTGCTGATACAACTTCATATGAATATGTTTTATGAGTTAGATCGCTTGAGTTTCTAATAAATGTTTTACAGATATAGATAATCATAGTGCCATCTTCATCAAATTGTGGCCTATCACCTCTACAGTCATCTGCTTTAGCGTTTGTAAAACTAATTAGTAATACAAATAGTGTGAGTAATATTTTATACATAATTTTCCTATCATAACACATATCAAACTTGATACCAAAAGATTAAAATCAAAAGGTATTGCTTGAATGTAAGTTTGTAATAAATTGCCACCGTATGAATACCATACAGCGAAGTTAACAACAACGTGCCAAATCAAAACCCCTAAAAACGTTGCTGTTATACTATTACTTATATGTCTGCCTAGTAAGACAAAAATCATCATACAACCATAGACAGGTATCATTAGGCCATGAAAACCTAAAAACACATCTTTAAATAACATTAAAGATAATGGTATGCCGTATTGTATTTTTTGATTACTTGTAATACTAGGTAATAATATTGCAATAGCAAATAAGGGTGTTATATTCATGTCTCCCACCTGTTCATTTCATGCTCCAAAATGCTTTGTTATTTGTAAATAGTGTGCCTTCGTAGTATTTAATTTTTACTCTCTCAAACCAAAACTTTATATCTACTATTAAAGTTATTCTATCATTTTTATTTTTCAAAGATTTAGCAGTTCCGTGCATGTAGTTCGCACTATAAATTATAGGCGTATTATTTGTATGTTCTACTTTTTCTACTATCTGGTCAAACTGATCTATGAATAGTATTGGTGTCTTTGACCAATCATCATCTGGTTCATCACATATAACAGGAAATTGTAGTTTAGTAAAGTTTTCAAAGTCCCAATGATTTGGTATACCACCTGGGTGTACTCTACTAAAATATATTCTATCTTCATCTATATCAACGTTTATATTTTGTTGTAGTTGTTTATAAAATTCATGTTTACGATCAAACGTATTGTTTTCATCTATAGGCCAGTATTGTGGTAACTTATCTTGTCTATGTACCCACTTTGTTTGATCTATCGTGTTATAGAAATCTACAATCATTTCTTTATCAAACTTTAGTGTCTTGGCTTCTACAGAATAAAAATCACTCACTTGATACTCCTATGTTTTTTGTATTCTTACTTAACCATGTGCCGTCTATTGCTCTCTTGTACATTTCTGTAGGATGTGTGTGTATGTTTACAGAAAATACAACTCTTTCTTCCTCATCATCTATAGGTGTAGGTACAGCATGTAAAACTCTGCTATCAAAAAATACAGGTGTACCGTTATCGTGTATTTTACTTTTCTCAAAGTTAAATCTTTCTATTTCTGTATAGTTTTCTGTTGCGAATATTTGAGGTGTAAGATTAAACTTACCTTTCACAGGAAACAATACAGCACCCCAACGTCTATGGTCATAGTGTAGATTAATACCACCTGGTGGTAATTTAGAAAAGAAACACCATGGTTTCTTTTTTTCAACTCCTCTTTCACTACTGCCTACAAAATCTAAAGTACTATTTTCTACAATATCTTTCCACATATTTTCATATGGTATATTTCTACATTCTTCAACAGTCCATGTTACACCTGTTACACTAGTGCCATCAACCCAATCACTAGGTTTTAGACTATCTAATACATCTCTTAACCATTGCTGATCGTAATAGATGTGGTGACATTTGACGTAGAAATTACCTTGTTCAACCATGACTCATCTCCGTAAATATTCTGTACATAGGTGGTCTGTATAAATTACAATGGTCATAATCAACTTTGTTTACTTTCAAACCTACATGACCTGCTAATGTATTTACAGCGTGTTCAGTCCAGTTAAAGTACCAAGTATATTTCCAGTTTCTATCATAAAAATAAAATGCACTATTCTTTTGAGCGTGTTCTAAATCACCATGTATCCAAGTATGACCATATGGGTGATCTGGTTGAAATACCTTATAATAATTGTGAACATGTGACCATAATAGTAGACCACTAGGTGCTAGACATTTTTTTAATGTCATAAAATTTCTATATTGTTCATCATACGTATACCAATTTTGTGAACCAAAACATATAATAACATCCCAAGTTTGACCTTTAGGATCAAATTCAGATTGTAATGACATGTGATCTGCTTCTTTTCTATAAGGGTCTACACCAGTTACATTTTTTAAATGATTTTTATATTCGTTTACACCACACCCCATATCTAATATTGTTAGATTGGGTCTTTCTTCTTGCATTTTTTGTAAACGTTTAACAAGTGCTTCACCTCTTATGTTCCATTTGTTTGCAATAGGTTTATCGTTTACATCTTTTATCTCACCTACGACACCTGTTGTACTCGTACCATTTTCTGCTACAAAGTAATTACTTTGATATTGTCTGTCTATTTCTTTTACGAAATCGCCCATTGTTTTACCTTTCCAATCCATAATACCACCAAGACGTATAGGATATTCTTTATCTCTTACTGTCATAGAAAATTCTTTTTGACAAGTAAGAAGAAAGTCCATTGTAAAAGGCAATTGATTGATAGGGCTATCTACTGATATATTCCAGTAAAATAATTCTTGTACTTTATTCCATATTAATTTGTTTATCATTTTATTCTCCAAGACTCACTAAATCTACCTCTAACGTGTATATCTCTGAGCCATTCCATTTTGTCGTCAATAGGTCTGAAATCTTTTTTGTTGCGATCAATAATCTCATCATATTCTGGATACATTTCTTTGAATACATCAAATATATTATTCTCGGTATAGAACAAGTGAGAATAAGCTGTATCTGTATAATAATTTATATCTTTATTAAGTATCTTATATCCAATGTCTTTGTACTCATTAAGTGCTTTAAAATAATGTTCTCTAACATCTAGTTTATGTTTCATAAATGTTTTGTTTTTAAACAAGTTTGAATATATGTCTGTAAACAATTCACTTCTATTACCATTAATTTCATAATAACAATCAGCATGATATTTTGCAAGACCATACCAATACATTGGTATTAAAAAACTTCTACTGTAAAAGAAACCTTCAAAGACTTGATCCCTTGTCATTTTATCTGTTGCAACAGCAATCTCATCTATTACATCATTGTTATATGGCTTTGCAGTACCTTTAATATTTTGCCATATCATTTCAGGAAAACCTGTATTAAATTCTGTATTACTTAATCTACTTAATGTATTAATCTGTATCATATCAAACGGTGCAGGCATGTCAACTATTTCATGTAGACCATACTTAAATGTTTCTAAACTATCGCCAGGTAGAGGAAAGATTAATTCTGTATAAGATGAAACACCTTTGTCTTTTAAATCTTTTATAATAGGTCTAAAACTTTTTATATCAAAAGCATTTCTTCTTTTAACATTTTTTAATGTTTCAGGATTTGTACTTTGTAAACTAAAACCAAATGTATCATCAACATGAGCGTCTTGTAGTTTCTTTGCTAATCTCATTATCTTATCACCGTGTGTCTTTGCCCATGTAGGCATAAATCTACCATTGAATATACCTAGTTTTTTTTGACTTACTACAAAATCTACAAGTTTTTCATCTCTAGGAAATATACCAAAGTTACTATCTGCAACATCAATAGCACTTATATTTCTATCACACATCCACTTTAATTCTTTCAAACACTTTTCTGTTTCAAACATTTGTATCTTTGTATATTTCTTATGACCTATATCACAGAAAGAACAAGTATAAGGACAACCTCTATTACCTTCAAATATTGCTCTGACTTTTTGATTGTTGCCTTTTAGTAAACTATCAAAGAAACCATTAAGATAAGGACTAGGTATCATTTTAGGGTCGGCATATTCTGCCTCAGCTGCATTGTTAAAATCTTTTGTAACTACACCTGGTATATTAAGATCATCATCTATTAATAATCTTCTCATTGTTTCTTCCCCATAATATGCTAATACAGCGTCAACTTCAGGATGTTCTTTACACCATTCAGATGTATATTTTGGTTCAGGTCCACCTACAACAATTTTACATTTAGGATACTTCTTTTTTATTTCTTTCAATACGTCATATGTTTGTTTCCAATTCCACATATAACAACTTGCAGCTATGAAATCAGGATCAACTATATCAATCTTTTTGTTCCACCATACACCTGCAAGTTTATATCTGTTTCTTACTTCTTCAAACTGATTACAATAAGACCAGATCGTACCTACTGCTTGTGGTAAATAGGCAGCGTCTGTGCCCAAAGGTATCTGTAGAAAATAGAAGTTACGCATTTTTGAAATTCTTTGTGTCTGTCCATATAGTCTTCTTGTCAATCTTGTCAAATAACTTATCAACCCACTCAAATAAATCCATCATTAATACCCAACGAGGTCCTGTATCAGTTAATTGTCTAGGCACAGCATGTACCATACGTGTATTGAATATAACAGGACTATCAACTATAAATGATTCTACTGGATGATTGAATTGATCGTAAAAGTATTGAGGTGTATTTTCAAAATCACCTTTCAAAGGTATACCTAGATTACCCCACTTGTTGTGGTCAATATGGTTTACCAACCCACCAGGTTTCACATTACTAATAAAAAATGATGGTCTTTTAAATTCTGTATTAAGACCTTCATATAATTCATTTAGTATAGGAAATTGTTTAGGGTTTAAAGGTAGTTCTTCAACATTCCAAAGTAAACCATTTTGATCGTACCCTTGTCTCCATGTTGCTCTTTCAGCATATTCAATTATCTCATTGAAAACGTTAGTGTCGTATTGTAATTTAAATTTTTTATGATACCACATTATGCAAACCTATATTGTTCTATTAGTGTTTTAAATAATTCTTCATCAAACTTTAAACAGAATACACACATTATTATATCTTCAGCAGTACTGAATACTGAATGTCTTTTGTTTGCATTGAAATAATATAACGTGCCATCTTCTACATCTCGTACCGTATCTTCATATATAAACTTTAAATCTTTCTTATTACAGTTATTAATAAAAGCAATTAATCTTATTTCTTCATAACCATATTCTATTTTGTTTATATCATAATGTTCAGGAAAATATCCACCTGTGTTTAGTTTTAGAAAATGACATCTCCCTAACCAAGGTTTCCAAGGTTCAATTAGTTTCTGTATTTCTTCAGACTGTTTGTATACCTCGGTGTATTCTTTTATATGATGATTTGTAATACTAGTACCATGTATCTTATTGTATTGTAGTAAACTATCTAAATCAGGTATACCACTTAACTTACCATCTAAACTTGTTATACTCAAACCCCACCTGTTATTTGGGTTTCTTAAATTGTAAGGTTTCCAATGATGTTTAAATCCTTCAATGTCTTTCATTATTTGTTTAGAATTAATCTTTTGTTTCATTTGTAACCAATCACCCATAAATGAAAGTCTTTGAAGTGCTTTGTTAATTCTATCTACACTACTCATACAAATTTTATCCTTTTGTTTTTTTCATTCTGTTCCCAGTTTACTAACGTACCATCTAGTAATCTTTTTTCTATATCTTCATAACTGTTATGTCGCCAAGCACAAGTTATAATAATTCTATTCTTTTCTGTTTTGTTTTCAACACCATGTATTTCAGGACCTTTAAATATCCAAGGTGCAAATTCTTTTGTCAATCCATTTTTTTCATATGTCATTCTATACTTTTCTGTACTTCTATCAAAACTATCATAGAAGACTTGTGGACTTGTATCACTAAACTCGCCTTGTATTGCAAAGTTTAAAGCAGTAGGTCTGTTTCTATCTTGGTGTGGCGGTGCACCACCTATTGCTGTTTGTGTGTACAGTACAGTATCAAAAGATATTGCAGGCGTAAAAAGCTTTATCAACTCATAGTGAAACTCACTAAAAGGATAGTTTTTACATTCTCGTCTAGCGTTAAATGCCTCTTGTACAGTCCATCTTATGTGACCACAATCAAACAGATACCAATTGTTCTCGTCTATATTCTCTAAATGATTTAATAGATATTCTCTATCATACCAAAGAGATTTAAGTTCCCGACAATACGGTGCTGATCTTGTTTCTTCCAAGGACGTCAACCTTATCTCTGGCGTTATCATTAAACCTTTCATAATTTGTTTGTATAATTTCTAAATACTTTATCATTGTATCAGCGTCTGATACTTGAAAACACGTCATAGGATTGTGTGTAAAGTCTTCATACTTACAATGTTTCATAATTAGATTGTCTATAATCATAGCGTATCTATGACTACAATTTCCTAGTCCCTCTTTACTCATACTCTCTAACATACCTATAGATGTAGCCCAATCACCATTAGGGTCAGGTAAGTTTTTTAAATAAGATAGATGTTCGGATTTGTGATATGCGTTTTGTACAAAACAATTATCAACACTTGTAAAATATACTTCATCAATTCCTAGATTTCTTATTTTACTATAATAAAAGTCATATGCTTTTAAATGTGTGGCTGCATATTCAACTAGAAATACACCAGGCAATCCTATGAGTAAAATCTTTTTGTCTTTAAATAATTCATGTGTTGAATACCAATTTGTAGCTGCACTATCTTTGTGCATAGTTTTTATATCTGGTATTATATCGCCAACTCTTATCATAACATAATCTCCTTTGATTTCAAAAAACATCTTTTGGCTTTTCTTCCCCACCAAAATAAATGCTTTGAGTGATCTACTATATCTTTATATTTATAAACGGTTACAGAAACGATATTGTTAACTAAAACTAATGGCTTGTTATCGTAAAACCAACTATACCAATTCTTATCAAATTGTTTTTCTATATCATCTCTATCATATGTGTCAATAATGTGCTTGTTAAACTGGCACGCTTCTGATACATCTACATTATATTCTTTCTTACATATGTCTATAACTTCTTTATGTACCTTGTCTATGTTTTTATACAAGAAAGAAGCTGTTGCACCATTATCTTGTATATGAAAATCATCGCCACCCTCTATTGTTCTACCCCATGTCTTATCTTCAAATAAACTTTGTTTCAAACTGTTTGTGTGATTTTTATATTCTTCATTTAATATACCATTACCATTCCTACTATACTCAAATAATTTTTTATAAAAATCTATAAATGGTATATTGTGTTCTCGGTTTAGATATGTGGCTGCAACTTGACTAACGCCATGATAGTGATGAGGTATTACAAGACCTTTAGCGAAAAAATACATGTCTATGTAATCTTGTTTACTATAACTTTTACTTTCATATGCAACATAATCAATCTCACCATTACTATCTTTAGGATAAGTATTACCACCTGCAGGTGCAGCTGTCTTTGTATATTTGTATCCGTATTTGTTTTTATATTCAGGTTCAGAAAAAGGAGTATTAGGTACAATACTTAAAGGGTGTACTGTCAACGCATGGTCACTTCCTAATTCTAATATCTTACCTATACCTTCTATCCATGTGTCTAATGTTTCTTCAGGTAAACCTACAATCAGTTCACAATAATTATCAACACCTGCTTTGTTATAATCGCCAACAATTTGTTCTAATTTTTCATTTGCAAGATTAATTCTTTTGATTGCTTTAAGTGTTTTAGGATTCATACTTTGTAAAGCAATTGTAACACCACGTCTTATCTTTGCTTCTTTATTAAGAATTTCACCCAACTCTACAATACGTTTAGGTTGTTGTTTTGCTGTACTGTAATCTATCTGTCTAGGATAACCAGTTTTATTTCTGACCTTTGCAATATATTTTATAAAGTCAACATCTCTATTGAACATACCTACATTACTATCGCCAAAGTATAAGAAGTCAATTTTATTTTTTACAATCCAATCTATCTCACCTATTACTCTATCATAATCAAACATGGCAATCTTATTGTAATATAAATCTTGTTGATCGCAGAAAGAACAACTATATGGACAACCTCTATTAGTTTCTATGATAGCACTATATTGTTTACCAGGTTTCATAAGACTATCCATTAACCCACTTAAATAAGGACTTGGTATGTCGTTTAATTCTCTATCTGGTTTAGGTGGCGTGTAAGAGTCTTTTGTCATTACGCCAGGGTATGTATAGTTACCTTTTAGTATTTCAGCAAATGCTCTCTCACCTGCATATGTAACTATAATATCGCATAGGTCAGTATTGTCTTCTAACCAACTTTGTTTGAATGGCACTTGTGGTCCACCCATTACTATTTTACAATTAGGATATTTCTTTTTGACTGCTCGTGCTAACTGACAAGTTATGTCCCAGTTCCACACGTAAGTTGATAATGCTAAAACATCAGGATTGTCAATCTTCTTTAGATAATCCTCTACGGATTCTCTCTCAAAGAAGATGTCGCCTAATTCCCAATCTGTTACCTGCGTCTTACAATATTCCCATATGTAAGCAACACTTAATGGTAAAAAGATGGCGTCAGCAATTAGATTGTTTATTTGAGTAAAATATACCTTTTTCAAGTTTCATTCCTTAATTCTCTACTCTACCCTCTATTGATATTTATACATAAATATGTTATAATTAGTTATGAAAAACGTTAATTTAGTATGTACAAGTAAGCCTGGAGATGGTCTGTTTCATTACAGTTATGAACATTGTTGTTTTCTCAACGATCTAGGTATAAACGCTAAACTTATAATAATACCAAACAAAAAACATACAGAGCAGGATTATATAGACGCTATAAATGAGTGTTATATAAAATGTGAAAATATAATCTTTAATAATTATATGCCAAAGTCAGATGATATAACTTTGATAATGGGTAGAAGTATGATTACACTTGCATACCTTGATTACAATAGTTATACTGAAGAACAAAAATTAACATTACATAGTTTGTTTGGTGGTAAACTTATATCAGTATATTCAGAAAATCATCCTAAAGAATATCCTCTTGCAGTCCAACATTTTAATTTTACACCAGAAAAAGTTGTTGACTTATGCGACCATGAAGTTTATGTAAATGGCGTAGGTAAACAATTTGAGAAGATAATAAATTTTAGTATCTACAAACCTGTAGTAGATGATATAAAAGTTAAGTATCTATTTTTAGGAACTAATAGAACATACTATAGAGAAGTTGAAAGACACATAAGAGATTATCCAGATCATGGTATCTTAGCATATAAAGACAAATATATTAATGAAAAACGTAATCACTTATTTGTACCTGTTAAAAATTTACTAGGAATATTTGACACGTATGTTTACACAAAACCTAACTTTGATCCTGCACCTAGAATAATACAAGAATGTAAGTGGTTAGGAAAAGAAGTGATTTATTTAAGAGATAAATCTATTAAAGATGGTGGACCTATATATTGGGAAAGACCTGCAAAATGTTTAACTGAACAAAAAGATAAGATAGAAAATTTATTAAGATGGATAGAGAAGTTATAAGCGATACAAGTCCTATTTCTTTTTTTAGGCGTCCTAGAAATGGTATCAATGTTGATATAAGTTTTAGATGTCCTTTAGAATGTATGAGATGTCAAAGACAAACCCATTTTACGTTTCATGGTAGAAAAGTGTATGGTAAAGACGCAACAATGGACGAAGTAAAAAAACTAGCAGCTCACTTTACACAATTAAATTTTTGTGGTCAGTTATCTGATCCTGTACATCATCCTAAATTCCCAGAAATATTAGAATATCTGTATAAAAATGGTAATGAGGCTTCAATACATAATGCCTCATCAGCTAAATCTGAAAAGTTTTATATAAAATGTTTTGAGGCACATCCTGACGCAAAATGGATATTTGGTATAGATGGTATGCCTGAAGAAAGTAGTATGTATAGAGTTAACCAAGATGGTGAAAAGTTATTTAAGATTATGTTAAAAGCAAAAGAGTATCTTACAAAGACGCCATCATGGCAATATATCGTGTTTAGTTACAATGAACACAATATAGAAAAAGCAAGAGACCTTGCAAAGAAACATGGCCTTATGATGATTATGTTACACTCGTCAAGGTGGATGGCTGAAAGTGATCCTTTAAGACCTAAATCTACAGAATACAATTTACAGTTTCAAGGATATGTAAGAGATGAGTAAGTATAAAGGCAAGTTTGTTGCTCAATGTATGAATGGTAAAATGCAATTGGCTATGAACAATAGAGGTGTTCTAATGCCTTGTTGTTGGTGTGACCATGAGCATACGTTAAGCACGCCTTTGTTTAAGAAGATGGAAAAAGTTAGTAAAGTAGCAGAAGCAGATAGTATTGAAGATATATTATTTTCAGATGAATGGTTAGATTTTGAAAAGATAATGAGAGAAGGTGAGGCAGGCGATACAAGTAGAGTACCTGAAAATTGTATGTATCATTGTAGTGGTAGAGGTGAAGATGAAGAAAAAGTTAAAATAGAACATCACATAGACGAAATAGGAGAGTCTATAAACAAACATAAAGCATGAAGAAATATTTAATAGTAAGTGGTTGTAGTTGGGGCGATCCTAACTTTATTTCAGCAGAACATCCTGACATGGATATATCTTGGAAAATGTGGCCTGAAATATTAGCAAAGAAGTTAGATATGCAACTTATAAATCTTTGTAAATCAGGTCAAGGGCAAGAATATATCTATAGCACATTGATTGATACATTACAAACTATGCCTATTAGTCAAATAGGATTAATGATACCTGCGTGGTCAACAGCACCTAGACGTGATTATCAAATGTCAGGATTTCAAACAAGAAAACAATTGTGGACTGCCGATCAATTTGATTGGCGTGGTTGTATTGAATATTGGATAGATAGAAGTATGAGATATTATTACACGTTTCAATCTATTATGGAATTACACCGAATACCCTACAGACAAATACAGATGGTTCACTTGTACACAGGTTATATGTGGGAAGAATTAAGAAAAAAAACAAATCATCCTCCACATAAAGATAATGAAGACAATTTAGAAGGTGATGACTATCTATGGAAACAAGAGTACAAAAAAATGTGCAAAGAACAAATATTAAGTAGTCCTTATTATAATAAAATAAATAAAAACTTTATTGATTGGGATAGAGTTAGCATACCAACTGAAGTCAATAGATTAGGACCTAATTATGTAGAAAGAATATCAGAAAGAGATAAACATCCAAATGAAAACGGCCAAAAACAGATAGCGGGGTTAATATATGACAGGTTGGGATAGAGAATATCTAGCAAATAAAAATGAATATTTAAAACTTTTTGATAATGTTATGCAAAAAGAAAACGAAAGAAACGTAGAGTTTTTAGAAAAACGTATTGCAAAAACTATTGGTAGAAAATTTGCAGTTGCAGTAAATAGTGGTACAGACGCTTTACATTTTTCACTTATCGTAAACAATATAGGACCTGGTGATGAGGTATTAGTTACAAACTTTTCTTGGATATCTTCAGCGTCTGTTGTATCAATGGTAGGTGCAACGCCTGTATTCTGTGACGTAGATTTAGAAACAAATCATATATCAGTTGATAGTATGAAACGTATGTATTCAGATAAAGTAAAAGCAATTATATATCCACACTTGTTTGGCAATATATCTGATATGCAATATATTCAAAAGTTTTGTGAAGAAAAGAATATTAAACTTATAGAGGATGCTTGTCAATCGTTTGGTGCAAATAGAGATGGTCAACACGCAGGTACATATGGTGATGTTTCAACATTAAGTTTCAATGCAAACAAACCAGTTGCAGGGTTAGCTGGAGGTGGTGCGTTTCTTACAGATAACAAAGAAGAGGCGAATTTAGTTAGAAAGTTAAGAAGACACGGCAACAATGAAGTACTAGGTTATAACTCTAAAATGTTAGCAATCAATGCTGAGTTTATAAATTTTAGAATGGATAAAATGCACGAATGGCAAGATATGAGATTTAGAATTGCAAAAAGATATACTAACAATCTAAAAAACTTACCTGTAATTGTGCCACATGTTGATGAAATTGTAAATCATTGTTATCACAAATATGTTATAAGATTAGAAAACAAAGAAACTAGAAACAATTTACAGAAAAGACTTAATGCTAATGTACATTATCCTAATCCTATATCAGAAAACCCTATGTATAAATCTATTCTAAATAGGAAAGATAACTGCTTGAATAGTCAGTTAATATGTGATACAATATTAACATTGCCTATTCATCCATATTTAACAAATGATGAAGTGGATAAAACTTGTACAAGTATAATGATGACGGTATGAAAATAATAATTAGTCCCGATATAACCACATATTGTTACGTTGATGATAAAGACAATATGGTTGACATAACAGATCAAATACCTTATAGATTAAGAGAATTTGTAAAACGTATGAAATTTATCTTTGATGATAAGATCATTATAGACAGGTCTTATACAGAAAAAGAAAACGAAGATATTTACGAGTATATTATAGAAAAAGCCTACGAAACAAAAGACTTTTGTTTTAAAAAAACTAGATTTAAAAGTAGACCTAAAGAAAAATTGTTAATAGCATTTAATAAATTGTTCTTTGATAAATTTGATAATAGATGATTAACTTAAAAGAAATACAACAGAATTATTTAGCGATAGATTTTTTTATGTCTATGTCTTGTAATAAAGATTGTCATTATTGTACTTCTTATACTTTAGAGATGAGAAATTTGACAGTTGACATTGACTTTCTAAAACAAACATTACATTATTTAAGAAATTATAAGATACGTGTCTGTTTACTAGGTGGTGAACCTGGTCTAATAAAAAATTTAGATGATGTTATTGCTGAAGTTAAAAAGAATCCTAATCACGTATGTTCAGTATTATCAAACTCTTTTGTACGTAAAAGATATCCACATATACTAAAAGATCCTGATATACTTTACGTTGAACATAATATACTAGATTTTTACGAAGACGGAATTAAAAAACTAGGTAATTTAGATAAGTTAGAACCATATGGTTTCATACAACCAAATGAATTAAACAATTACAATCTATGTGTAAAAACACCTAATTACTTCAAATACAAAGATAAGTTTCCTGAAGAAATGAAAATGTTAAATCATAAAAATACAATGTGGAAATCATTTAACGGTAGAACACCTAATAAAGATGATGTCACAGCAGTACATAAACAGGCTGCAGAAATAGATAGGAAAATGTGTGCTGCTTTCCCTATGGTACCTGTTATTGATTTTGAAAAAAGGCATATAGTACATTGCAGTAAAAAGTTTGCTAACAATCTTATAGTTTCAAAAAACTTTGAGATCACACAAGAAAATATAGATAAGATGATGAATTTTAGATTATTTAAATATGAGAATTATTGTAAAACATGTATGGAATGGGTAGAACCTAAAGGTCATTTCCCATTATCAAAATATGAGGCTATACTAAATGAATAAAATATATGCAGTTGCTTTAAATCTACACGACCATAATACCTATGATGGTGTACATCATAATCAAAGAGAAAGACACACACGATTTAAACATAACTTACCATACAAGGCTGAGGCATATGCTCATCAATCTGATATACTAAATGTAAGTGATTATAGACTGAATGATGAGTTTACAGAAAACTATTTTAAAAGACCAGACGATACTATACTAGCATTTACATATACTTTTGGTGGTATAAGAAAATCAAAACAAGAATTATTAAACACAATACTTAAAGGCCATGATGAAATATTTAATTACGATCCTAAAAAATTATGGGATCATTACTACAAAGATGATATTTACTTTATAGATCATCATCAATCACACGCTGTCTATGCACTTATCAATTCAGGTTATGAAGAGTCTGACATACTTGCAATAGATGGTATAGGTTCTAAATTTAGATGTGTATTCTTTGACAAAGAACAAAATTTAATTGATCTATCAGACAAACTACCTATAGGTTGGTTATGGAATCATATGTCAGGTCTTACAGGCTTTGGCACACTAGGTGCAAGTAAACTTATGGGTAAAGTGGGATATGGTAAGTTTAGTAGATATTACTATAACATGTTTGAAATAATATTAGATGGTCCTATTACTGAAAAAAAACAAGAACATTTTAAAATGATTGATATAGAAACGCATGGTATAGATGACTTAGCATATACATTACAAAGATTTACTTTAGATAAAATAAAAGAACATGTATATCCATTAAAGACTTGTGATAATTTATGTATTGCAGGTGGTGTTGCCTACAATGGTTATATGAATGAAGAATTTACTAAACATTATAAAAATGTATTTGTGCCACCTGCTGTAGGTGATGAAGGACAAGCTATTGGTGCATATCAACACGCAGATTGTGTAATCAATAACAACATACACAAATCAGATTTATATGCTGGTAAAGAATATGATTACGTAGGAAAAGAAAAGGCAAACTACAAAGAAGTTGCACAGGCAATTGCTGATGGTAAGATAGTAGGTTGGTATCAAGGTAAATCAGAAAGTGGTAATCGTGCATTAGGTAATAGATCAATACTTGCGGACCCACGTAATCCTAATATAAAAGAAATCATTAACAGTACAATAAAATTAAGAGAAGACTTTAGACCTTTTGCACCTGTAGTATTAGAAGAACATTACAAAGACTACTTTGATACAAGAGGTGGTCCTAGTCCTTACATGTCAAGGATATGTAAAGTAAAAACTAAACTAGTACCTGGCATTACACATGTTGACAATACGGCTAGAATACAGACTATAAATAGGAATGATAATGAAAAGTTTTATGATATTGTGAACGAGTTTTATAAGATAACAGGCATACCTATGTTACTCAATACGAGTTTCAATTGCCAAGAGCCAATCGTAGAAGCACCTCATCACGCATTAAGAACTTTTAGAAGAACTGCTTTAGATTTGCTCGTAATAAATGATTGGATTATAAGAAAATGATAGAAAGAGAAGACTTAAAATATCTAAAAAATATAGTTGACTTACATAATAAAAATATAAACTATAGAACACTTGACGATATAGTTTATTGTTTAAAAGAAGACGATCAGTTTGGTTTTATGCACAATATTTTAAGTGCCACAAATCAAAACGTAGATTATAGATTACTTGATAATGTATTAAGTACAGTAAAAAAAGAACCAGATGTTGAGAATATTCTTTTAGATTCATTTAGTACACCACAAGTAAACGCAAAGTTTAACATTATTAATCATATAGAAAAACTAGGCATACTTAACGAACAATCTGAAGTAGTTATATTTGCAGGTTGGTTTGGTAGTATCTTTGTACCAGCACTAGCGTCAAAGGTTAAAAAGATAACTTTGATTGATATGGACGAAAGAGTTATTAATGTTGCAAAGAATAGATTGTTTATGGACTATTTAAATGTAGAATTTATAGTAGGCGATATATTTGAAACATTTAAAAAAGAATATGAAAATGCCGATCTGTTTATTAATACGTCTTGTGAACATATGAGACCTATGTCTGAATGGGGACCAAAAGGGCCTAGATCACTATACAAAGACTCACCATTTGGTGAACCAGTAACACGTAAAGTGCCATGGTGGACAAGAATGAAAAAAGGTGCTCATTTTGCTTTTCAATCAAACGATATGTTTAATATTGATACACATATAAATTGTGTAAATGATATAGACGAGTTTGAAAAACAATTACCTGAAAATGCAAAAGTCAAAGTAAAAGATGAAATAAATGATGAAAGAGGAACGAGATTTACATTAATCGGTGAGATATGCAAAGAGTAGTTTATAGTTTATACATTGATATACCAAAAGAAGAAATAGATATATTTGATAAAAACCTTTTAAAAAAAGGTGATACACCTATCAATATCAATACAAAAAATAAATTTAAAATACATTACGGCGATCTTTGTGCTAGCAAAGAATATTATGCTAAACAAATAGGTGCCGACTTTAAAATGTTTGAGTATGGTCCTGATTATATTGTATATGCAAATCAACTAAAAGAAAAGTATCCTTATCTTACAACTTACAACATAATAAACTTTTACAAAATACATTTGATGTATGAACTAGGTAAATACTATGATGAAATTTTATATTTAGATTTTGACGTTGTACCTATACAAAATATAAACTTCTTTGAACATTGGGACCTTACAAAAGGTATTGCAGTTTTAAATAACAATGATAGAACATTACCTATAGAAAGTGTTACAGATACATCACAAACTATAAGAAGTCCATCATCAAAATACTTTAACGCTCAGGCAATGTTATTTGAAAAAAATATGAGTACTGAAAATGATGTAATCAATACTGGTATTGTAGGTATCAATAAGGATCATTTAAATAAGTTAGATTACTTTGGACAATTTGAAGATAACCTTACATTAATGAAACATTTAAAGATACAGACAAGAGAAGAAGTAATAATTGATGATGAAACTGGAGAAACAAATATAAAAAAACATAACGACAAATATGTTACAAATATATTTCCTGATAAGGTAAGACAATACTTTGGTTGGGATAATGAAACATTGTTTTCAGTTAAATTGAAAGAAAACAAAGTGCCTGTACAATGGTTAGATGATAAGTGGCATTACTTCTTATACAATCAAGGCTTTATACCAAAAGAAACTATACTTTGTCACGCTATCAATAAAGATTTTGATCTTGTGTGGAGAAGAATTAATGCTTAAAATATGTACAGTATATTTTGATGGTTTTTATACACCTGATTACGTTGCTAGATTACATGATAGTTTACGTAAACACTCATCAATAGATTTTGAGTTTGTATGTTTAAGTGATGATCCTAACGTAAAGGCTGATGTAGTTTTACCATACAATCATCATAGTAACATTAAAAAACATTGGCATAAATTAAAATTTTTTAGTCCTCAATTTGCATATCAAAATGCAGGTGCTGATGATATTATTGTCATGGATATAGATCAACTTATAGTAAGCAACATAGATGATTTACTAGGTCATCCTGTATCAGATAATGAACTAGTAACTTATGGTCAATGGTGGGAAAACAAACTAGGTATTAATGGTGGTTTTTATAAGTTTAAATCAGGTAGTCTAAAATTTGTTTGGGATGACTTTGCTATTAATCCTGAATATTGGCAATTGCACTTTTACAATAACGGTACTGTACATAAGAAATGGTACGGTGAACAAAACTATGTTAAGTGGAAAATATTACAATACAAAGCAAAATTAACTAAAACACCTAGTGAGTGGATAGCAAAATATACAGATGACTTTGCAGAAAATTTAAAACTAAATCAAATGTACATGCAAAAATTTAATACTGATTTTATGATACTAGATAAAGATGTTAACGAAAAATTAAAAGTAATACACTTTACAGGAGTAGGAAGAAAAATAAATGCGGATTATTTGTTGTAGATTTGGCAATAAGTTTACTCAATGGCACGTTGATAACTTAAAACATATGATAGATGAATACTCTGGTCTAAAGTATGATAGTTTTGAAGTTATAGAAGACGACCTATATGGTAATTGGTTTAACAAATTTCAAATGTACGATAAGTTCCGAGATGGTGAAAATCTATATTTTGATTTAGATATGGTTATCTATGATACATTACCTAATCTAATAAGAAAAGATTTTACATTATTAGATGATACGTGGTGGAGAGAACCTGCTCACACACCTTTAAATTCATCCATAGTATCATGGACTGGCGATGTATCTTACATATGGGATAAGTTTAAAGAAAATGATACGTTTTATGTTGATACTTACACTAGAGGTAGTGATGAATGGTACTATAAATTTATTGACTATAAAACATACAATAACGTTTGTCATTCAATTAAAAACTATATGTACAACAAACCTCCACAATTTAGTATATGTACACTTGGTCAAATGCAACATATTATGGAAGAAGGTTGGACTGGTTGGTATACAGACTATTTTTTAAGATAGTATATCACAAACAGATTTTATAACATCTATTTTAGTTTTAGACTGCCTTAGTTTTTTCTTCGAGTCTTCTTTATCAGAATCTTTTACTTTATCTAATTCAAATACTGCTAATTTTAAAGCAAATAAATGATCTGCGTTTTCTTCATCATTAAATAATGCGTCAACAACTTTAGGATAAAACTTTGTATCTATCTTGGCAGAATCCATGATGATACCATCTTTTTTTGCAATTCTTAAAACTGATTCTTCAAATAGTTTTCTTTCATTTTTAACTTTTTGATATGTGTACTCATGTAATTGATCCATAGTAATCATTGTCATAAGAGCTTTAAATGAAGGATGATCTTCGTTGTATTCTATTATAGTTGGAATAGTTTGTGTCTTATCTTCCGATGTGCTTAATATCTCTATGTTTTTTCTTTCATTGTCAATGAAGTGTGCTGTTAAAAAATTATCTTTTAAATATTCTTCAGTTATCATTTCTGTTCTCCTTAATATAGTCATATAAGTTTATTTTAGGTGACCAACCTATTTTATTTAGTAGTGTATTATCAGCAAGGTTATCTAATCTCTCCGTTTGTTCTCCCACAACACGTTCACAATCAATACCAAAGTATTCAATTAATTCTACGAGATTGTTTGTAGTACCAGAACCTATATCTGTTACACCTGTTAAATTTGATTTCATCAAAGTATCTATCGCTCTCACTAAATCGTCAACATGTATAAAATCTCTACTATGATTTGTGTTGATATAAGGAACATCATTTCTTAATATTCTAGGTATCAACATTGTTTCTCTAGCATTAGGACCATACACGGTTGTAAATCTCATACCCATACTATTAGCAGGAGCAATACGTTCTAAACCATATTTGCTCATTGCATATGGATTCTTCCACGGCTCATGTGCTGTTGATGAACTTGCGTATAAAATTCTTGTGTCTTTGAAGAAATCAAAAAGTCTTTGACCTGCGATTACGTTTTGTATCCAATATTCTTCCGACTTATCTAAACTATCTCTAACGCCAGATAAACCAGCGAGATGTATAACTAAATCTACAGAATATTTGAGATCGCAGGATAATAAATTATTACCTGTTTCTTTGTCTAAACAAATTACTTTATGATTTGGTTTTAAAAAGTTATTTAAGTGTCTGCCTATAAAGCCGTCACTACCTGTTAATAATATATTCATAATTCATAATATATAGTAAGTCTATTACGACTTAATAATTCTTAAATAATATGTGTTTGCTGTTGTAGCAGAACCATTAGGAAACTCTTGCGCCCTATAATCATCATTGTTTACTTGTCTTGTTTGATAATTACCAGAACCATTTAAGATTGTATCACCCATACCAGAACCTCTTGTGTTACCAGTAGCAGTTGTTCCTAGTGTATAACTTAAAGCGTATCCGTCAGATGAATCAGCAGCTGTCTTTTTAATCCAACCTAACATCAAAGAATTCCAGTTGGCAGTTGTAAATTCTTGTATGTTATTAGAACCATCTAAAAAGTATGGTTCTGTATATGAAGCAGAAGCACCGTTTACTCTATGTAAGTAATAGTTTGTAATAGTAGTAGGTTGATCTTGTGTTTCAGGAATTGAACCTGCTGAATAAGCAGATGTATCCGCTCTTGTATCTGTGAATATTGCTGTTGTACTTACGTTAGTAAAACCAGAAGCAGCAGTTGATGAAGTTGTTACTGTATATGTTCCACCTTGTTGCGTTCCTGTTGAACCTGATTGTAATAAATCTATTGCAGGATGTAAAAAAGTATCTTTTACGTCTGTTAAATTCATCGCCTGTATTTGACCTGATGAATTGTAATAAACTGGGAATGTTTTTCCTGAATCAGCAGTTGGCGTTCCGCCTGTTGCTGTTGATGTTACTTTGTTATATGAAACTGTTACTGTTTGTGGTTCTTGTGTAGTTCCTTCACTTGGGAATGAACTTGCACTTGTTGATTGAGCACCAGCTGATTTTCTCGTATCGTTTATAGTACCAATATTACCAGATGAAGTTACAGTTAAAACTACAGATGGATCTTGTGAATATTGATAAATTATACCGTCAACAATCTCATCTACCATAGCTGTTGTCATCTCTTGTAGATTTCCGCTGCTAACGAATAAAGGTTTTCTTACTGCCATAATTTCCTCATTTTTCTTTGTCTGGTACCACTCTTTTCAGTAAGTACCTCTCTTACTTATTTATATTTATACTAATTAGGCGCCTGCCGCAAACATTGTTTTTACAACAGTCCCATTAGAGTCTAAAATTCTTAATTCTACTACACTTTTCAGTTGATCCTGACCTATGGCGTCATTCGCCATATTTGCCTCAGCGATAGTATCCGCGGCAATCATAGTACCTGTAATAGTTCCTGTATCACCTGTAGTTATTACTGTACCTGAAATATTAGGAAAATTGATTGTTCTATCTGCTGTAGGATCTATAACATTTATAGTAGTTTCGTGTGCGTCTGCTGTTGATCCTTCAAATATTAGACCACCAGTAGATTTTGTTGTATAGAAGAATCCGTCAGTTGATACGTTTTTACTTCCAAAGTCAACAAATGTCGTATTACTTGAAATCTTATCTACAGTTAACGTTTTAGCAGATGGCATTGTCACGTCATCGCTCAAAGTAATAGTAGAGCCTGAACTCGCAATTGTACTAGCTGTAAATGATAATTCACCTAATGTATGAGCACCCGTGCCTGAAGCTGTAAATTCACCAGCGATTGTTACATCTTCAGTTAATGCCAAAGTTACTTTATCAGTTGCACCTACTGTTGCTGTAATTTGATTTGCTGTACCATTAAATAATAATGTATTTCCATTTACAAGTGTTTGAGTATTTGAACCATCAGAAAGTGTAAAAGATAATGCACCTGCAATCGCAGCGTATAATTCATTTACAGCACCTATTACAGATGTTGCAGAAAGACCAGCGTTAAGTGTAGCAATATCGCCAAAGTCATTAGCTGACAGAGCATTAAACTCCGTTCTAAAGTCTTCTAGTGTTTGTGTAGCAGATATTTGTCTTGCAGCCATTAGTTTTTAATTTCCTTTAATAGTTTTTTTATTTCAAATAATTCTTGTTTTAAAGTATTTATTTCTTTTACTGTATCTCTTAATACGTCACTTTGTTTTTCTCTACTTTTATAACGTGACATATAAAGTTGATATTCACTTTTATTTACATTGACAATAGCATTTGAGTTGGTATCTCTTACTAATCCAGAAAATCCCTCTACTCTTAATTTGCTCATTTTATACCGCCAATGCTATTCCTCTCATATCTCTTAACACAGGTGGATAAGAGGAGTTACTTCCTTTCATAACAATTTTTAGTTGGAATGAAGTAAAGTCATTTATACTACCTGCTGTATATTTGTATTCTTTAAATGTTGTATCATCTTCAGCAGGCACAATAGATGAATCAGGACTACCATCTGTATTGAAAGGTGTCCAACTTAAATCATCTAATTTGTCGCCATCAGTTGCAACTCTAAAATACATTTCAACTTCAGATGTTGCTCTTATATTTGCAGTTAATCTTATGTCTAATGCTTTTGAGTTGTTTTCTAATAATACAGGTTTTGTGCAATACACAGCAGCAGATGATGTACCTGTGTTTGCTGTATCAGCAACAAAACTAGGTGTGTTACTAGATGATGGATTATTTAATCTGTTTTGAATTGTAAAAGCACTCATTCTTTGAGTATCTAATACAGGAGAAAGTTTAGTATTTGTGGTTGTCATTTCTAATATTGTATAGAAAGATTTGCCACCAGATATACTTTCGTTTGTTTCGTTTATTTCACTTGCAACCATTTGAGGTGCTGTGAAAGCAATATTATCATTACTAATAACAGCAAGTTTACTTGCAGCTGCTGTTAAACTAAATTCTGTTTCTGATCCATGTACTGATCTACCAGTTGTTGTTCTTACATAGTAATCTATGTTTGTATCTGGTAAATTTACTGTTTGAATACCACCTAAATTTAATACATCAAATATTCTATTTTGAGTTGCTGTTGTAGCAGCACCGCCAATATCACCTGTTGCAGTAGCATTTGATGAACTACCTGAAGTTATATCGTAACTATCTAAAGTTACATTTGAAATACTTGTATATGTACCATTAATATCACTATGAGCAAGACCGTTATGTGAACCACTAGGTACACCAGCGATTGTTACGTTATTACTTGTGCCGTGCATACCATGGTTAGGATGGAATACTCTAATTACTTTAGAACCGTTTGTTGTTCTTAAAGAATTATTTTTAAGTGTTCTTGTTCCTAATGTATCGTTAGTTAGTGTAACTTCTCCAGTTACATTACTAAATTCTGCTCTTCTTAATTTAAATTTCATATCTTCATTTTGTTCAGCAGACCATGTCATACCATTTTGTGATTTAAATAATACACCAGCATATGGTTGAGCAGATATTGTTCTATTTGTATCTAAAGATGTTTCACCTATTCTTGCTACATAAGCATTATAGTCTTGTGAGTTTGCCATTACAACAAAACAATACTCTACGTTTGATTGTATGTAAACAGGACTTGCAAATGTAAATTTAGTTGCAGTAGTACCATCTGTACTTGTGTTTACTGAACCAGGATTTAAAGTTACTTCCGAGAATGGTAATATTTTCTGACCTGGATAACCATTTACAACATCTCTTACTTGAACTGTTACTGGTATAGCAGCGTCTTTTGTACTAAAGAATACATCAATAGATGTTAAGAATACACCACCTTCATCATCAATTAAGAAAGTTTGAGCAAGTGGATCATGGTAACCAACTTGTCTTTCTTCCGTTCTTGTAGATGTTCTAGTAATAGATTGATTTTCTGTTACACTTCTCATCTCTACACGAGCTTCTCTACTTGAAATAATAGTTTCTCTTACTGTTTCTAATAGACCTCTTGCAACATATTCAACGTTTGCAGCTGTTTCTACGTTTGCGTTTGTTAAACTGTTTGAAGATGAACTTGTTAATCTGAATAATCTTTGACCTGTTCTCCATCTAGGATTTGAACTTGTTTTGGGATCAGGTATTGCGAATGTACCTTCAACTTTACCATTAGCGTCTGAAACTAGATTGCCACCTAATGCACCACCGTCAGGAGTTACATATGAAGTTACATCTATATTATCAAAATAAGGATAAACTCTTGTATTTGGTTTTAATCTTGTTGCAACAAATGTCAATGTTCTACTTCTAATAAAAGGAACAAATGCAACTGAAACAACTCTATCACCAATAGATGTTCTTACTGTTTCAGG